ACACAGACAAGGCCACAGTATCATTGGCCACCAGAGGCGTGTGCAACATTTTATTTTTGAGTGGCACTGCTTGTATCATCACTGGAAATGTGAGCTAAACCATGTCAGGCATTCTTTGTTCAATTGCTGGAGCAACCTACGCCACAGCTCCCGCATTTGTTTCGCCCACTGCAGAATTCATCAATGATGCTAACACCAAATTGCTGTTGCATTTCAATGGCACCAACGGTGATACCACCACCACTGATGATGCCACAAATCCAAGAACTGCCAAAACCATCACAGCAAGAGGCAATGCCCAAGTCAGCACAGCACAAAGCAAGTTTGGTGGTGCCAGCATGCTCAGTGATGGTGCAGGAGATTGTCTGCAGGTTTCATCTAATGCTGATTTTGGTTACAGCACAGGCGATTTTACTATTGAATTTTTTATCAGACCCACTACCAATCTCACATCAACCTATAATATTTGGGAGCAGAGAGCAGATGGAGAAGCTGGAGCAGTTAAACCCAGTATATATATTTCTGGAAGCACATTATATTATTACACAAATAGTGATAATAGAATATCACACAGTGTCACTTTAGCATCTGGCACCTGGTATCACATTGCATTGAGCAGATCTTCAGGTTCAACCAAAATGTTTTTAGATGGCACACAGGTGGGATCTACCTACACTGATTCTAACAGTTATGCAACCAGTCAAGTGGTTATAGGTGCATATTCAACTGGTGGAGGAGGATTCACTGGTTCTACTCCAGCATACTTTGAAGAAATTCGTGTGAGCAACACAGCAAGATACACCACAACTTTTACACCTACCACCGCAGCATTTGTAAATGACGCCAACACTGTATTCTTGTTGCACTGTGATGGCACCAATGCCTCAACCACATTTACAGATGACGTGGGCGGTAGAACTGCCAAAACAGTCACTTTGACCAACAGCAGTCTCAACACCACAACCAAAAAATTTGGCACAGCATCATTGAGTGTGGATGGCACAGGCGCTGACAGAGCAACCATTCCAGACAGTGATGATTTTGATTTACAGGCAGCACCTAGAACATTTGAATGCTGGGTGTATATCAATTCATTCACTAACATTTCTAGAAATTCACCTGATCATATGCCTAAATTATTTGGTCATTTTGATCCAACTTCAAATATCTATTGGGCGTTTGGACCCAACACTGAACAAGGCCTAAGTTTTTATTACTGGTCAGGTGGTAACGAATGGGTTCATTCCACTAAAAAAGATTTAGTCACAGGTCAATGGTATCACATGGCATTGATTGTGACCAGTGATGGTGCCAAAGGGTATGTGGATGGTGTGGAATATTTAAGCAGAACATTAAGTAATACTCCAGTTAAGAGTAATACCGTATTTGCAATAGGTGCAGAAAATAGTCAATCAATGAATGCTTACATTGATGAAGTGCGTGTGAGTCACGTGAACAGATACACTTAAGATGAAAATAAAATATCAATAAATATCAAAGGAGAACACAATGACCACATGGCCTTCAGCAACCAAAGCAAGCACCACTAATGTGGATGCAGGCACAGATCAGATCAGTCTGGCCCGAGCAGACATCAAACAGAACATAGACAATGTGAACAATGTGATTGATTATTTAGATATAGGTTCTGCCACAGATCAACAAGTGCTGCATTTTGTGGCAGGCGACAGTGCCACAGTGAGCAAAATTGCACCCACCAGCACCATCACAGGCATAGGATTAAAAAATTACAAAGAAACCATATTCACTGGTGGCAGCACCACAGGCACCATCACGCCCAACTGTGCCAACGGCAACACACAAAAGATCACACTCACTGGTGACATCACATTCAACGCATTTGGCAGTCCAGTAGCAGGACAGAGCATGGTGTTGATTGTGATTCAACCCAGCTCAGGCACAGCAAGAACACTCACCAGCACAATGAAATTTGCCAACGGATTCAAAACACTCAGCACTGCCAACAGTGCTATAGATATTATAGGTGTGTTTTACGATGGCACCAATTACTACGCCAATCTCAGCACAGCGTTCGCATAATGGCACTGGGCACTCAAAGAATGTTTGGCACTGGTGGTTCTGCTTCAGGCAGCACAGCAAGAATGACAACCGATCTCACTTACGGTTTTACACAAAATGGCACAACTACGTTTGAACCCACAGGTTCAATGAATCTTGTGAGCAATGGCACAGGTGTAGTGAGTAAAAAAATAGGTTGGGGGCGTAATATAGGCACAGGCAATGAGGCCAAAGGTTTTATGTATGTGGCCGTGCCTGCAGGCACCTACAGTGTAATCATGACCAATAAAACAGGAGATTATATGTTAGCAGGCAATGCTAACGAAACTTGGGATTTCAGGATTGGAGCAGGTCATGGCAGCACCACAGATAATTTTACATTCACTTCTGCCACCACCAATTTTGCACGTGCAGTGGACAGTGCAGGCATTGGATATGTGGGAGACATCACAGTGCATGGCATCGTGGTAGGCACGGCCACAGGCAGCGGCACTGACGATTATGAAATTACACCTTTGCTAGGCAGCACCAGCAGTGGCACATGGTCTGGTTTGGGAGGAACATCACCCAGTGGCATCATGTATCATGTGGTGCGCACAGGTGCTCCTGTTAATATAAGTGTAGGTTTAAATGCCAATGTGACCATAATAAAAACAGCATAATCATAATGAAACACACAACAACCATAAATAAGCATGTTCGAACACAACAACACAACACAACCTTATAAGGAGTAACAAACTATGTCAGCAGCGTCAAATTATTTAGAACTTAAGCTACTGAATCACACATTAAGATACAGCACAGCGCCCTATACAGGCCCTGCCACTGTGTATGTGGCACTGTTCACTGCAGATTCTGCAGGTGATATATTGCAAGATTTAGAAACCAACGTGCTCACCAACGAAGTGTCTGGTAACAATTATTCGAGACAATCAGTCACATTCTCAGCAGCAGCGGCAGGCAGTATCACCAGCAGCTCGGCCGCTACATTCACTGCATCAGGTGGGGCCTTTGGCACCATAGTGGCAGTGGCACTGATGGATGCATCCACAGCGGGCAATTGTCTTTTTTATGGAACGATAACCAACAAGACCATTGCAGATGGAGATTCTCTACAGTTTGCTTCCGGACAGATCACAGTGTCGTTAGCATAACACAACAGGGAGTAATCCATTGGCCGACAGCATCTACGTCATAGACGACTACGTTGCACTGGGATATGTGCAGGCCACTCGCGAGGGTGTGCTGCTGATTCAGGCCAATCAAACTGGCGACTGGGCAGGTGCTGGCACTTGGCAACAACCTGGTCAAGAAGTTTGGCAACCTTTCATCGCCGTTCCATTTCAAGGTCAAGTCGGCATTTTTTCAGTCAGCACCACTGCCACCATCAGCACCAACACTGTCGCACAAACCTCACTGGTGATTGCTGGTGCCATGACCTTTGTGCTGGATTCCAGTCGCATACGCAATGTGAGTGTGAGCATGAGCAGTGTGAGCAGCATACAAGCAGTGTCACTGCTGGCCACACTGGTGGAGAAACAATTTGTCAGCACCACCACCATAGTGAGTGCAGGTGTGCGTGTGTGCAACAGCAGTGTGAGTGTGAACAGTGCAAGCACCTTACAGAGCACCGGGTTAAAATTAGCATTAGTGAGTGCTGCCATGCAGGCCGCAGCACAGATCACACTTACCAGTGTGCATAAAACCAACACAGCGTTTCAAGCACAGTGTACTTTTGTCAGTGCTCCCATTGTGGGACAACTGGGACAATTATCTGTGCAATCCACACACAGCATCCTCTTTGTGCCCAATCACATAGAGCGTGTCAGCAGTCAGATGAATGCTGTTGCTGCGATTCAGTTGGCAGCAGGCACCATATTCATTGGAGTGTTCAATGTGCAGGCATTTGCGGCACAGGTAGCAGTGAGTGAACTGTATGTGATCGATCCTGAGCGCATATTAGCTGTATTGTCAGAAAGTCGTATAAATATCATTGCACTAGAAACCAGATCACAAAAAATCTTAAGCGAAACACGCAAACTGGTGGTACAGCACAACAAACTGGTGAATGTTGCTGGCACCCCAAGAGACAGGAGAGAAGGATAAATGGCCACACTAACAGGATTCAAAACAGACTCGCAAGGCACTTATATAGAAAAAGATCCTTTTGCCAAATTAGATTACACATTGGATTTTACAGATTATATGCCAGCAGGTGACACCATTGCCACTCACACAGTCACAGCACAAACCATCACAGGTGATGCAACCCCTTTAGTAATTGCCAGCAGCAGCAATACCACACTGTTGGTGACTGCAATCATTCAAGCAGGCACAGCAGGCAAAATATACAACATAGAATACAGAATTGTCACTGCCAACAACAAACAGGACAGCAGAAACATCAGAATCAAAGTGTTAGAAAGATCAGCATAATATGAGCGAAGAAACACCCATACAACCTAAAAAAGGCAAAGTGGACAAGGAGTTGGTTTACAAATTGGCCTGCATTCAATGCACTCCAGAAGAAATTGCTGAAGTGGTGGGAATGAAAACATCTGCGCTCAAAAGAAAATTCAAATACATCTTGGCCAAAGGCAAAGAAGCTGGCAAGAAATCACTGCGTAGGGCCATGTGGGAAAAGGCCATCAATGGTGACACTCGTGTGCAAATCTTTTTGAGCAAACAATATTTGGGCATGAAAGAACTGCCAGAAGACACAGCAAACAAAGCACCGTTGCCGTGGAGTGATGAAAAGATATAACCTATGCCATTAAGCAAACCTCAAGAACTTGTTGCTGAAAATAACGCTCGTTTTAGAGTGTGTGTTAGCGGAAGAAGATTTGGAAAAAGTTATCTCAGTATTAGAGAATTGTGCAGAGCAGCAGCATTGCCAGATCAGGAATGCCTTTTCCTTGCCCCAAGTTACAGAATGGCCAAACATTTGATTTGGGACCAGATCAAAGACAAGTTAAAAAGTTTAAGATGGGTGGATCAAACCAATGAAGCTGAATTGATTATAAGATTAAAATCAGGATCTAAAATCTATTTGAAAGGTGCTGAAAACAAAGATTCATTAAGAGGTGGAGGTTACAACTTTGTGGCCTTGGACGAATTTCAAGACATGGATCCGACTGTGTGGACAGAAGTGTTAAGACCCACACTGTCAGACAGACAGGGCAGAGCACTGTTCACAGGCACACCCAGAGGCGTGGGTTCATTCAGTTATGAAATGTACACCATGGCACAGAGCACCAAAGATTGGGCCAGTTTTAAATTTACCACAGCAGAAGGTGGCATAGTCAGCTTGGATGAGATTGAACAAGCACGCAGAGATTTGGATCTAAAAACATTTGAACAAGAATACAATGCCACATTCAACACATATTCAGGCATGGTGTATTACAATTTCAGCAGAGATGACACCATCAAAACTATTGATGTGAGTCACACACCAGAAATACATGTGGGCATAGATTTTAATCTAGATCCTTTAAGTGTTGCAATCGCTGTGATTCAAAATCACAATATTTTATTCATAGATGAATTGGTGATGAAAGGCAGCAACACAGATGATGTGTGCGATGAGCTGAGAAGAAGATATCCCACTGCAAGAATTATCATGTATCCAGATCCTGCTGGCAAGGCCAAACACACAGCATCAGGTGGCAGATCAGATCACAGCATTTTAAGAAATGCAGGATTTCAAGTGAATGTGCGTCATGTTCACACTCCAGTGCGAGACAGAGTAAATTCTGTAAATAGTAAATTAAAGAACGCCAAAGGAATTCGCAGCATGTTCATAGATCCCAAGTGTCGTCAAATCATCAAAAGTTTAGAAAGACTCACATACAAAGAAGGCACTTCAGTGATTCACAAGGATGGTGAACACGATCACATGGCAGACGCAGTGGGTTACCTTACAGATTTCATATATCCAATCAAACCAGAAGTCACCACAGAACAACCCACACGCTGGGCATTTGGTGGCACCACATCAACAGGGAGATCACAATAATGGCCATTATCAGAGACAGAATAATCAAAGGCAACAACGAGAACCTCAGTGTGGATTACATTTTATCATCACACCCTGCGTTCAAAAGATATCTCAACAGATGGGTATTTTTAAATGATTCATATGTGGGTGGTTATGAGTATTTTTTGGGCAAATATCTAGAACCCTACAATTATGAGAGCAGAGCAGATTACGAAAAAAGATTGAGACAGATTGGACTGGACAATCACGTGAAGAGCGTGGTATCCATCTACAACAGTTTCCTATTGAGAAAAGAAGTCAAGAGAGAATTTGGCAGCATTGCCACAGATCCTCAACTGCCTTATTTTTTAGAAGACACAGATTTGGACGGGCGAAATTTTACGGCCTTTATGCGTGACGTTTCGGCACATGCAATGGTGTATGGAAATGTTTGGGTAATTGTGGACAAACCTACCACAGAGGCCTATACCAGAGCAGATGAATTGAATCAAGGCATACGCCCATATCTCAGCTTGTTCACTCCAGAAAATGTGCTGGATTGGAAGTATGAACGTCATCCCAATGGACACTATCAATTGACCTATCTCAAAGTGAAAGAAGAAGTGGTTGATCGCACTCAGTATGTGCGAGAATACACTCCCACAGAAATTCATGTGTACAAAATCACCGGCGATGATCGCAAAGGCAAGTATGAATACACCATACAGAATCAATTGGGACAAATACCTGCAGTGTGTGTGTACAATCAACGCAGCAACATCAGAGGCATTGGTGTGAGTGCTGTGGCAGATATTGCAGACGTGCAAAAAGAAATATTTGAATTTTCATCAGAGATTGAACAAATTATTAGATTGACCAATCACCCATCGCTGGTCAAAACAGCAGATGTGGAAGCAGCAGCAGGTGCTGGTGCCATCATTCAGATGCCACAGAACATGGATCCCAATCTAAAACCTTATTTGCTACAACCCAACGGCAGCAGCATTGAGAGCGTGCTGAATGCCATACAGAAAAAAGTGGACAGCATAGACAGAATGGCATCACTGGGCGGTATCAGAAGCATAGAATCACGCAGAATGAGCGGCATTGGATTGCAGACTGAATTTCAATTGTTGAATGCCAAACTTTCTGACCTTGCAATGAATTTAGAATTTGCTGAAGAACAAATTTGGAGATTATGGTCACGCTATCAAGGACAAGTGTGGGATGGTATGATTGAATACAGCAGAACATTCTCTGTGCAGGACAAGGCCAATGACATTGCCATGCTGAAGATGGCCAAAGATTCCAACATTGAAAATCCTTCAATCAAAGCAGAAATTGACAAGATGATCTACGAAATTATCAAAGGCGAACCCTATGATGAATCTTTGGAGATTGAAGAAGAAGAAGAAGAATCTGTGACAGCAATTGCAGAACCTGCAGCAATTATTGCAGCACCAGTTGCGGAGGCAGATGATGACGCGCAAGAATAATCCATTAAGCACTCATGAAAAGATCTGTGCTGAAAGAATGAAGACATTGATCCGAACCATTGATGAAATAAAAACACAACTCAAAGACATGAGTGTGGAAATAAAAGATTTGCGTGTGGACATGAGCAAAGGCAAAGGCGCCATCATGCTGTTGATCATATTGGGCGGAGTTATTGGCACACTGATCAGCATTTTTAAATTTTGGCGTTAGATGGTTAAAAAAATATATCAAAATCCTCGAGGTGGATTGAACCAGCGAGGCAGAAATTATTTCAAAAGAACCACAGGCAGTAATTTACGCACACCATTGCGCACAGGCACTTCACCACGCAGAATTAGTTTTGCTGCAAGATTTGGCGGCATGCGAGGCAGCATGGGCACACGCAGCAACCCCAGCAGACTCAAATTGGCACTGCAACGTTGGGGGTTCAGCAGCAAGGCAGCAGCAAGATCATTTGCACGCAGAAATAAAAAATCGTGATATCAAATGAGCATAAAAAAAATTACTCGTTGGGCCTGGCCACACATTCGTCAATTTAGATTGTATGTGGATGTGGGTGCTCACACAGGAGATACCTGTGTAGGATTGCCCACAACTTTTGAAGAGACACACGCATTCGAACCCAACCCCACAAGTTTTATTCAACTGCAAAAATTACTGCATATTCACGCACACCCAGTGGCATTGGGTGATCAAAACATGCAGGTGACTTTGATACAACCTCACCCTAAGCATCCTGACTGGAGCAGTTGTGCTGCAGCAAGAATAGATCTGTGGAATCATCAACCTGTGCATGCTGAACCACAACATTTTGATGTGCAGATGCGCACATTGGACAGTTACCAATTTAAAAATGTGGATTTTTTAAAGATAGATGTGGAGCAGGGAGAATGGGGTGTGATACAAGGTGCTCAACAAACCATATTAGCATGCAAACCTTGCATCCTGTTGGAGAACAAACGCGATGAAGCACAACAGGCAGTGAATTGGTTGTTGAGTCAAGGTTATACACAAAAACATTATGGCAGCGACACTGTGTTGTATTGCTGCTAAATCACCACAAAACCCACCACTCACCACATTTGTGCTAAATAAGCATATCACTGCATAGGCAGGGAGTAGACTCAACTCAAACCAAGAGGTAATATAATGAACGCAGAAAACGCGGTAAAAGACTCTCAGAAAACTGTTCAATCTGAACCTACAAAGGTGCAACAACAGGCGGACAACCCAGACACAAATTCTAAAATGTTGACACAAGAAGAAGTCAACAAGATTGTGGCAGAACGTGTAGAACGAGAAAGATCCAAGTTCGAGAAGAAATTCGGAAACATAGATCCAGATCACTACAAACAACTGGTGGAAGAAGCTGAACAAAAACGTCAAGCTGAATTACAAAAGCGAGGCGAGTTTGAAAAACTGTTGAAGGAACAAGCGGATAAGTTTTCCAATAAGATCCATCAATACGAATCAGAACTAACCACTATCAAAGTTGACGGCACATTGTTGTCGGCAGCATCTGAAAACAAAGCAATCAATCCACAACAAGTGGTGAGATTGTTGAAAGATCAGATCAAGCTGAACGAAGCAGGTGCAGTGGACGTTCTCGACAATCAAGGCAAGGTGAGATACGACGACAAGGGCAACCCTGTTAAAGTGTCACAGCTTGTGTCAGAATTTCTGGATGCCAATCCACATTTCAGAGCAGCGGGGCCTCAGGGTTCTGGCACTGGAAATGCGGTGGGCAAACAGGCGTCAGTGGTTGAAACAGACATAACCAAACTAAACATGAACAACCCTGGTGATCGAGAACAGTACAAACAAATTCTCAAAAGCAAGGGCGTTCGCATTTAACTTAAGGAGTTAAAATGGCAGATGAAGTAACAGCGTCGGTTCTATCGGAACTCTACGCAAATATAGTTCAGTCAGCAATTTACACGCTGTCTGAGCAAACAGTAATCAGACCCCTTGTGTCCAATTATGATCTAAGCGGCACACCAGGATTAGTAGCACAAATACCAATCTTCCCAGCAGTTTCTGCATCAGCATTAACTGATGGAACTGATATCAGCTCTAACACAGCGTTCAACACCACAAAAGTTGACGTGACTTGTGCTGAAATCGGCGCCATGATCAAATTGACTGATCTAGGTAGAGAATCAGCAGCACAAGATGTTGCGGTTGCTATCGGCAAACAATTGGGCGATGCAATGGCCAAAAAAGTTGACACAGACTTGGCAGCATTGTTTACTGGTTTCTCACAATCAGTGGGATCAGGCAACACAGAACTAACAGCAGACTTGTTCTTCAAAGCAGGTGCACTATTAAGAAATGCACAAGCTCCGGGACCATATGTTGCTGTAATTTCGCCAGGGCAAGGTTACCAACTAAGAAAAGTGCTTACAAACGCAGGCGCTAACGTGATCAACCACAATCTATCAGATGTGGGTAATGAAGCGTTAAGATCTGGGTTTATTAGTACAATCAATAACATAAGCATTTTTGAATCCACAGTGGTATCAGGAACATCAGACGGTGCATTTGTGGGAGCAGTAATGAGCTCACAAGCACTTGCTTATGTGTTAAAAAGAAATATGCGTATTGAAGAGCAAAGAGATGCGTCACTAAGATCTACAGAATATGTAGGTTCTATGGCGTACGGTGTATCAGAATTAATTGACCTTTACGGTTGCAGATTAATTGCTGACGCAAGAATCACTAACTAATCCAATTAGTCAGTTGAATAAGAGAGGGCCTGCAAGGGCCCTTTCTTGTTTGTAAAACGCCAGATAGATAAATAACAATCACAACTGGTTCACAGGCAGTACCTGTAACCCTACTAAAGGAAGTACCTTATGGGCATAACCCTAGCGACTATAGAACACGTCAAGGAATACGAACCTGACATCTTAAATTACGGCATAGCTGATTTTACCAACGAACTGTTAAAAGCACAAGAAGATGTGTTGAGAGATTTACGCATCAGATGGTGGCCCACACAACAAATAGGATTGTTTGATATCAAAGTTTTAGGCACTGGCCAGCAGGAACCTGACGAGGACCTATACAACACCACTCAATTTAGAAGAGCAACTGCCTATCAAGCATTGGGTTTTCACATCTATCCCAAACTGGCCAAGTTTGAACCAGACCTGGATTTATTTGAACGCAAAATGGAATTCTATCGCAAAGAGTATGAGAGAGAATTTGATTTGGTGTTGAGAGACGGAGTGGAGTATGATTTGGACAGTTCGGGCACCTTCACAGATTCCGAAAAACAGACTGAATCATTTCTACGCCTCAAAAGGTAATTCATGAGCAACAGAGAAGATATCACAGTCAATATCATACAGGTGCTGTCAGACATGACACCACCCAGACCCGCATTCATCACACGCGAACCATTTGATGTGAACAAATTGGCCATCACACAGTTTCCAGCTGTGCTGATCACCACTGGCAATGAAACACGTGTAGACATCAGTATGGGTGGAGCAAGACGTGGTGTGATCGAAGTGAACATCAGAGGTTTTGTGAGATCTGACGGCAGAGTGGGACAGATACAGACTGTGGATCAAAAACGCAACGAAATGATTGAACGCATAGAAGAAACTCTCAACACTCAAAGAAACAGAGAATTGGGAGCAACCAGAGCAGCAACCACACTGGTGCGATCGGTAGAAATTATAGAAAGGACTCCGCCATTGGGTGAGTTTTTGATTATTGCTGAAGTGCAATACTCATTCACCATCAGCGCAGTTTAAACAATGAAGATATTTTTTTCCAATAACAAAGAAAAAAATTCAGTGCCTCAGAGCAAGCGATTACGAGTGCAGGCCACAGGCATACTGATTAAGGATTGGCGCAATGTAGAATTGCGTCAAGTAAACAACAACATTAAACCAAAGGAGTAACCAAATGGCAACATTAACAGGACAATTAGGCCAAGTGAAAATCGGAAACGATTCAGCAGGCGCAGAAACGGCCATAGCAGAAATCAGATCATGGACAGTGGAAGTAACCAAAGAAGTGATTGAAAACACAGCTATGGGAGATGTTTCAAGAACTTACTTGCAAGGTCTGCAAGACTTTACAGGATCTATGGAAGTGATCTATGACACAGCTCACACCACAGCAACCAAAGCGTTTTCACCAGAAAGCAATGACGACTTGTTTGTGGACTTTATCACCAGTTCAGCATCAGGCAGTCAAAAGTTTTCAGGACAAGTGATTGTGACATCAGTATCAAGAACAGCAAGTTATGATGATCTGATCACTGCCACAGTGAACTTTCAAGGCACAGGCGGCATCACACTAGGCACAGTATAATAAGGCACAGGAGCAACCAGACTATGTTGAATGTAAAAATAACAAATGGTCCCAAGGCAGTGCGAGATCTTCAAAAAGATTTGGAGAAATACACTGCCCAGGTTGCTCAAACTTTCTATGAAGAGGTCAAACGGGCCACACCCATAGACAAAGGCAGAGCAAGACGCGGTTGGAACTTATACCGCAAAGACCGAGTATGGCATGTGAATAATCGTGTGCCATATATTAATGTTCTTGAAGAAGGACACAGTAAACAAGCACCTAATGGTATGATAGAACCTGCCATTAGACAAACTATGAGGAGAACCAAATGAGTATATTAGACAATGCCAAAGGGCATTTTAAAGAAAGATTAGCAGGCGGATTAAAAAAGATCACTGTGGATGAATGGAAGACAGATATCTATTACAAAACCGCTTATCCTTTTGCAGTGGAAAGCAGAATCATTCAATTGCAACAGGAAGGTAAAACTGTGGAAGCATTGGTGGAAACCATCATTGCCAAAGCATTGGATCCAGAAGGCAAACCCATGTTCAATAAATTTGACAAGTTCACATTTATGAATGAGATTGACCCTAATGTGATCTTAAGAGTGTGTGGCGCCTTAAACGCTGCTCCGGAGTCGGTTGAGGCAATCTCAAAAAACTCCTAGAGGACACTGAACTGCTCTTGATCTGCAGAATTGCGGACAGGTTGGGCAAAAGCATTGAAGAAGTTATGAACTTCAGTGTCCTAGAATTGAGCACGTGGAGCGCCTATTACAAATGGGAGTATGATCTGGAGAAAAAAAGATCAGACTCTATGAGTACAAAGAGAAGAAGATAAATGGCACCGACCACAACTACTATAAATGTAGAAGTCAAGGATAATGCCTCCAAGGTTTTACGAGACATTGGCAGCAGTCTTGGTACCATTGGTAAATTGGCGGGAGTTGCATTTGGAGTAAAAGAAATTGCTCAAGCATTAAACAGTTATCAAGAATTCAGCAACAGAGTAAAAAATGCCACCAGCAGTGTGCAAGAATTCACAGCGGTACAAAGTGCTCTAACCAGTGTTGCTATAAAAAATTATACTTCATTGAGCAACACTGCTGATTTGTATGCTAGATTAAAATTAACCACAGGCGATTATAATATAACTCAAAATGATTTAATTAAATTAACTGATACATTAACAGCAAGTT